TGTCAGCGGTAATTTGTTATTTGCCGCAGGGGTGACGTACACGGCCAGTTTCTATATGTCTTTATTGTCAGGTTCGGTTTCGGGAGTTAGTCCTAACTATCAAATTCAAGAGGTTTCAGGAACAACATTTGTGGCTGGTACTTCATTAGATTTATCGGCGATTACATCAAATCTTACAAGGTATAGCGTCACACGACCAATTGCAGGTACAGGCGGTGCTGATAGAATTAGAACGCGCTATGGACACGCCATAGCAAGCGGTCAGGTGTTGAACTACACGATTCGGATTGCTTCACCGCAGTTGGAGAAGGGTAGTGTTGCTACGCCTGTCATCCGAACGGCAAGTGGATTTGTGAGCGTTGATATGCTTGGAGTGGCGAGAGATGGCGCACCGCCTGACTTCACCTTCACGCGAGCGACCACCGCCACGCGGGTGAATGCGAGTGGCTTGATTGAGAGTGTCGCTTCGGGAGTGCTTCGCTTGGACTACCCGATTGGAGGCGGTTGCCCTGCGGCGTTGATTGAGCCGAGTGGGACGAATGGAATATTGAATAGCACGGACATCGCAACAAGTTGGAGTTTGGGCGCAAACCTATCAAGCGGTTATGTGGACGTTATTGGGGTGAGTGGGAATAACTTGACCGTTGCGGTGAGTGGAAGTAATATCGGAAGTACAGCAGGACGGCTACAACGCTCTGGAAATAATGTAGCCTTGGCAAGCGGTAGTACCTACACGATTTCGTTTCTGATGAAGAAAACAGGAACGCATACGATTGGCGGCTATTATGCAGCGATAACAGGAGCGGCTTCGGGAGACCTTGGCGCAGGTTTTGATGTAAGCGGTTCTTTTAGTAGTGGCTCAATTTATAATACCGCAGGCACAACAAACCGAATCCGAAGGGTTGAACAATGGGGAACTGACGTTTACCGATGCTCCGAAACGTTTACAATGACCGCAAGTGGGACTTTGACAGCGTTTACTTTGGGGCCAGTGGTTTCGGTGACAAGCGCCAACAACCCCGCTGTCGGTCTTGGCATTGCCTTCGCCGCACCACAACTCGAAACAGGCGCAATCCCGACTTCGTACATCCCCACGACCGCCGCATCAGCAACCCGCGCCGCGGAGGTTTGCCCCGTGTCGGGGGTATCGGGGTATATCGGGCAGACGGAGGGGACGTTGTATTTAGATTTGAGTTATGAGCAAGGCTCGTCAACAGCAAATCGTTGGCTTGAATTGTTTGGAAGTAGCAATTATATAGCGTTAGCTGTTGGTATCAACAATAATATTCGTTCTATTGTCAATGGGCAATCCGATATACTTACAGGAACGGACACAAGAAGTAGATTCAAGATAGCGTGGGGTTATGATTCATCGGGCGTTGTTTGCTTTATCAATGGCACTCAATTCACGCTTACCAATGGCGGGGCGCAAGTAATTACATCGCTTGATTCTTTCCGCATTGATATGTCATCCACTGCTGGTGGGCGCATTTTTAACAACCGCCTCCGCGCCGCCGCCATCTACCCCACAAGGCTCACGAATGAACAGCTCGAATCATTAACCCGACTAACGTAATGGCTACCTTCCGCAAATATAAATGGAACACAAAAGCCGAATTCGAGGCTTTCTATCAACTATCGCAACCCGATGCCACCTGCGTTGAGTTGGGCGAAATAGACAACACCTACTGCGTGGACTTGCTGTGGCATGACCAACCCGCACCTGATTGGGAGCAGTTTGAAACGTGGCCGCCACCCGTGGGCATACATACCTTCCTTGGCTGGGATGAACAATACACCAAAGAATACAATGAAAGATTTTCTTAACTCAATCGGCATCAACATCGGCCTAACCATTGCAGGCTTCCTTGGCTCGCTTCTGCTTCTACCAAAGCAACGCAATTGGAAGATGCAATTAGTCAGCGTGTTCAGCGGTAGCCTTTGCGCCACCTACCTCGCGCCTGTGCTGATTGGCTTTTTGAACATCAACGCACCTAACATCCAGTACGGCTTGGCGTTCCTTGTCGGATTCAGTGGAGTGAAGATTGCCGAGGTGTTGGAGGCAAAGATTCTCAAAACCCTATCCAGTGATAATAACGCGTAACGCGGCTAACATCCACACACTCGCCTATGCGGGTGACGAACTGAACTTACTGCTCATCAGCGACCTTCATTGGGATAATCCCAAATGCGACAGGGCGCTCCTAAAAAAAGACTTAGACGCGGCAAAAGCAAAAGGCGCAGGTATCATCGTAAACGGCGACTTCTTCTGCTTGATGCAGGGCAAAGGCGACCCGCGTAAATCCAAGGATGACATCAGGCCCGAACACAACAAAGGCAACTATTTGCAGGCGGTTGTGGAAGATGCGGTCGAGTGGTTTAGTCCCTACAAGGACAACCTATTGCTGATTGGCTACGGCAATCACGAAACGCAAATCATCAAGCATATGGAGTTTGACCCATTGCATATGTTCCAGTCCATATTCAACTACAAGAACCAAAGCAACCTTCACATCGGTGGATACGGTGGTACGTTGAAGGTACTGGGGGAAATTCGTAGCGGCCTGCATCGCGCGTTTGTCATCCACTATTACCACGGTTCAGGCGGTGGCGGCCCAGTCACCAAGGGCGTCATCCAAGACCAACGCATTATGGCATTTGTGGAAGGCTACGATATGACGTGGCAAGGTCACGTTCACGAGCTTTACCATCACGTCAATGTCGTGCAGTTCTTCAACCGAACGCGGGACATCATCCAGCAAAGGCGTGTACACCAACTGCGCACATCTACGTACAAAGAGGAGTACAGTTCTGGTGAAGGTGGCTACCACATCGAGAAGGGAAGACCACCGAAACCGCTTGGTGGCTATTGGCTGAATTTGCAACAAGAACGACTGCGGACAACGCAGGACAACGGCAAGGAAAAGGATAGAGTGGAGTGGGTGGTCAAGTTGCACACTACTTAAATGCGCGATATTTGCGGTTATCATTCAATCACGCGATATGAGAACTATTAAGTACATCGTGGTGCATTGCACAGCTTCCCCACAAAGCGCAACAATTGAAAGCATTCAGCGCTACTGGCGTGAACGCCTTGGCTGGTTGGCCAGTGGTTACCACAAAATCGTAAAAGCAAATGGGGAAGTTGTCACGCTTTCAGCAGATAATGAGATTTGCAATGGGGTGGCTGGTTATAATTCTGCTTCACTTCACGTATCCTATATTGGGGGCATTGATTCGCGTGGCAATCCGCTTGACAATCGCACGCAGGGCCAAAAGGACGCGCTCAGTCAAGTCCTACACGCGTGGCGTGCCAAGTACCCCAACGCCAAGATTCAAGGCCACCGCGACTTCCCACGCGTAAACAAAGCTTGCCCTTCCTTCGATGCTAAAAGCGAGTACGCTCATATTTAGCCTGCTAATGGCTGGATGCTGTCGAAAGGCAGTGGAAGTCCGTACGACAACGGTTGTGCAGAAGGACAGCGTTATGATTGAGGTGCCTCGCTATACCGAGCTATTCATTGACAACCCCTGCGACAGTGCGGGCATCCTACGGCAGTTCAGATTCACGGATAGCACCAAATCAGGCGTTTTAAGCGCATCAAATTATCGGGGTGGTATTCGCATACAACTGCGCAGAGATACGGTCATACAACGCATCTCTGAGCGCGACACGGTAACGATTGAACGCGTGGTGCAAGTCGAACCTGCAAAGCGCAAGAATCGGATGGCGTTTGTGTGGTTCGGAATAGCAATGGGATTGGTGCTGTCCATCTTGGCTTTTCGCTTGATGCGCCTGTAATCAAGGCTTGGCGGGAAGGCTTTTTCTAAACTTTTTTTTGGAATGTGCGTTTAGACGCTGGAAACGCAGAAAAAAAAATATAAAAAGATTTGGAACATATATATATATGTATGTACATTTGCATATACCAAAACGGAAAAAAACACACTAACCCTTTAAACCCAAAAACAATGAATCACCAAGCCACCCTCCAAAAAGATTTAGCAATCGTAAGTCGCGGTCAGAACTTCGGAATGCTGTTCGGTAAGTTCACCAAGAACAGCGAAATCCACGCAGTAATCTTTGAAGCCATCAAGGCAGGCAAAGCCACCAAGATTGTTGACACCGAGTTCACCCTGATGTATCGCATCGGCTAAACCAACCAACGAGGGGCGCGGCTCGACAACGCGCATCTTTAACCCTCTAAATCCAAACCAAATGAACAGCCCAATCTCTTCTCTTGTCGGCCAGTACATCAGCCAACGTATGTACACTGACATCCGCATCCTTGGTCGCATCGTAGGCATCAAGGGCAAATCCACTCTTATTGTCGAGCCTATGTTTACCACAAAACAGCAGACCAAATTGAACTTTGTTCAAGGCGGCTTCCTTGCCAACTGCAGTAACCAAGCAGACCAAAAGTGGGAATTTGTAATTGGTGAAAATGCAGAGCCTATGACAGTGCGTGTGACTTCAAATTTTACACGCCAATACGTTGTATCAGAGAAGCCTTGCCACTACTACGACTACAACTTCTAACCCAACAAGGGGCGCGACTTGTCAACGCGCATCTTTAACCCTCTAAACCCAAACCAAATGACCAACCCAATCTTCAACCTTGTAGGCAACACCTACACTGTGCAAGTCACCGATTCGCTGACGCTGGACATCACGATTGTAATGACACAAAGCGGCGACATCAGCTACACTTTCAAAACACCGAAAGGCTGGGGCGGGCGTCACTACTACAGCCTGTGCAACCAAATTGCTGACGAATTTCAAATTCAGCATCCTGCAATCGACAAAGCCATCAACCTTTACAATTCAACCCTCTAAACCCCAACCAATGAACATCATCGAATCAACCCCCATCAACCTC